AGCCGGTCTGGTGCGGCGCTGACAGAACTGGCAGAGCGGTTGGGGGATATTCGTGTTCCGCTCCTGGACATCGCCGAGTACCTGCACCAGTCCACGGACGACCGCTTTAGAAAGCAGGTCTCTCCCGACGGCGCTCCATGGGCACCGTTAGCCGCGTCTACTATTGCCAAAAAGAAGTCGAGCCAGATCCTGCGGCAAGACGGGTTCCTGCAGGACACCATCCGGCATCGGGCCAGCGGTGATGAATTGGAGTTCGGTTCGGATCGTCCCTACGCGGCTATCCATCAGTTCGGCGGCAAGATCGAACAGGCCGCCAGGTCGCAACAGGTTTACTTCAAACATAAGGGTGGCGAAGTCGGAAATCGCTTTGTCAAAAAGAGGCAGTCCAACTTTGCCCAGTGGGTGACTCGCGGCGCGTCCTCGACAGAGATGCCGGCTCGACCTTATCTCGGTCTCTCTTCCGAGGATGACAATGAGATCCTCGCCATCGTGTCTGACTACCTTTCAGAGCCATTTGAGGCCGGTCCAAGATAATCGCGCTGACGGCGTTTGGAGAGCCTTACAGGTACAACGACGGCGGTAGGGGTTCACGAGAAGCGTTAGACTAGCGTTAGATTTGCTTTAAAGGTCATGCCTGCATCATAGCGGTAGCCATAGTCACCAAGATCCAGCCAAAATACCTAATTCCTGCAATTCCCTCGCACCAGGTTGAGACCCGAATTTCTTATATAGGGTTGAAACTCCTCCGTTGATCGGTGCCGCTGAAACTAGCGGCATGAAAACATTACTCGCACTCAATACCGACCTCTCTGCAGCGATTGCCAACGGCAAGGCGCCGGAATGGGTCGAGCTGATTCCAGCTGGTCCCGTCGTTGTCGGTCGTGATGGTCGTCAGTGGCTGTTCGATGAGCAGGCTCAGGAGATGGTGCTGAGCCTGTTCACGGCTCGGAACATCGAGCTGCCCATTGATTGGGAGCATGCCACTCAACATCTCGCTCCAAATGGCAAGGCGGCTCCTGCAGCAGCATGGATCACCGAGCTTGAGATTCGCTCTGGCGGTCTCTGGGGGCGCGTCAATTGGACCCCTCGGGGTGGCGAGCAAGTCGCTGCCAAAGAGTATCGCTTCCTTTCCCCTGTATTCGACTACGAGGCCGACGGCGGACGCATTGTGCGCCTGGTCAGCGCTGGCCTCACCAACGTGCCGAACTTTCTCCTCACAGCCCTCAACCACGAAGAATCGGAGTTCAATGTGAAATTCCCTCCTGCGCTATTGGCGTTGCTCGGTCTAACCGACGCTGCCACCGAAGCTGAAGTTATGGCTGCGGCTAACCAACTCAAGCAAGCCGCGAACACTGAAAAGGCACCAAGCCTTGATCGCTATGTGCCGCGTGCTGACTACGAAACTCTGTTGTCCCGTGCCACTAACGCCGAGCAGACGTTGGCCGCTCGCACGAAAAACGAGCGTGAATCCTCGGTCAACGCTGAGATCGACGCCGCGTTGAAGCTCGGCAAAATCACACCAGCTACGGCTGACTACCACCGCGCAGCCTGCCAAGAAGAAGGTGGTCTGGATCGTTTCAAGGCGTTTGTCGCAGCGGCGCCAGTGGTGGGCGATCCATCCGGTTTGGATGGCCAACAGCAACCTCAAGTCCGCACCGCCCTCAATGCTGAGCAGCAAGCCATGTGCAAGCAGTTCGACATTGATCCGGCGCAATACCTCAAAACCTTGCAAAGCGAGGGCTAATCCATGCCGCTGACTCAAGATCGCAATACCTCCATGAAAGCCACCGATGTGGTGGTGCTCGGGTTGGCAGCCAGCACCAAGGTCTTCGCTGGCAGCCTGGTGATGGTCAACGCAGCGGGTTATCTCGTTCCTGGTGCAACAGCTACCGGTTTGACCTATGCCGGCCGCGCCGAGGAATTCGCCGATAACACCTCTGGTGCAGCGGGTGCTGCCAAAACTCCAGTGCGCCGGAACAAGGCCTTCAAGTGGACCAATGACGGCTCCATTGTCCAGGCCAACATGCTGAAAACCGCTTACGTCGTCGATGACGGCACGGTCGCGGCCACCGATGGAGGCGGCACTCGCTCTGCGGCTGGCCGAATTGTTGGCATCGACTCTGACGGTGTTTGGGTCGAGTAACTCTCTATATATAGGAGCGCATCGCGCATGCTGGTAAACAAAGCTTCGATTCAAGCCGCCTTCGTTGGCCTGAAAACCTTGTTCAACAATGCCTTCGGCATGGCCCCGAGCAATTGGGAAAAGATCGCCATGAAGGTGCCGTCCAGCACTGGTATCAACCTTTATGCGTGGCTTTCCCAGTTCCCACGCATGCGCCGCTGGATCGGTGAGAAGCACGTAAAAAGCCTTAAGGCGTTCAATTACGCGGTCGAAAACGAAGACTTCGAGGCCACCGTTGAGGTGGACCGCAATCACATTGAAGACGATCAGTTGGGGATCTATGCACCTCAAGCGCAAATGGCTGGCTTCTCAGCTAAGCAGCTGCCTGATGAAATTGTCTATGACGTGGTGAATGCTGGCTTCAACAGCTTTTGCTATGACGGCCAGTACTTCTTCGATACCGACCATCCGGTTGGCGAGCAAAGCGTCAGCAACAAAGGCACCAAGGCTCTGTCCATCGCGTCCCTTGCAGCAGCAATGGCTAGCTACGGCGCTGCTCGGACCGCAATGGGCAAGTTTGCCGACGAAGAAGGTCGCCCGCTGGATATCACACCTACCGTCCTGTTGGTGCCCAAGGCACTCGAAGACGTAGGTCGTGCACTGCTGACGCTGGAACGCTTCGAAGACGGCAAGCCGAACATCTACAAGGGCACCGCTGAGTTGGTGGTTTCCGGCCGACTCAAATCCGACACTGCCTGGTTCCTGCTCGATACCAGTCGACCGGTCAAGCCGTTCATCTACCAGGAGCGAAAAGCGCCTGTGTTCGTCCAGCAGATCGATGCTGAAGCGGATGACGTGTTCAACCGCAAGAAATTCAAATTCGGCGCGGAAGCTCGGGCAGCCGGCGGCTACGGTTTGTGGCAGTTGGCGTTCGGTTCGACCGGTACGGAGGCTTAAACATGGGCCTCATCATCAAGGCTTTGCGCGACGGCTTCCGTCGCGCCGGGATCGCCCACACCCAAGCGGGCGCCTTCTACCCAGACGATACGTTCACGGAAGAGCAACTGCTTGCGCTCAAGGCTGAGCCGCAACTGGTCGTGATCGAGGGCGTTGAAGAACCGGAAGAGGAAGGCGGCGATGAGAACGAGGACGGCGGGTTGGAAGGTGATGGCGCACAAACAGGCTCGCCGTCTGGTGCGTCGAAGTCTGCGGCAACTGGTGATAAGACCCGTCGTGTAAGGGGCTCCTAATGAATCTCTCGCTACCTGGTGCGCTGGTCCTGATCGCTCGCTTCGGTGCCACGGAAATGGCCAGCCTGGCCGTCCCTGACACCTTCAATCCCATTGAGCCTGGTTTGCTGGAAGCAGCAGCCAGGGGTGACGATCTGGCGGGATGGGATGCAGATGATGTGGCGGCCGCCGTTGCGGCACTGGCACGGATTGCCGATGCCGCCACCCGTGCCAGGAGCGAGGTTCAGTTCTACCTGCGTTATCGCCGACAAGGTGAAGACGCGCCGGCTTGGGTAGCCGAAGACCTGCCCGAGCTGACCCGGTTTCACCTGTACGGCGAGAAGGCCAATGCCGAATCGAGCGTGCGGCTGCGTTACAAGGACATCATCAAGCGGCTGGAGAGCCTGGCCGCTGAGGACGATAAGCGCGGGGCATCTGAGTCTGGCCAGTCAGGTTTGGCCATCCAGCATGCACCGCGACTGTTCAGCCGCAACACGCTGAGCCGCCTCTGATGTTAGGGAATCTGGAGGACGCCATTGTGGCCAGGCTTGAGGAGCTGAAAAAGCAGCTCCCACGCCTAACGATCAAAACGTACGGCGGCGAGCTGAGTGATCCGGATCTGTTGGTTGATCTGATCAAGGGCACGCCATCGGTGATGCTCACCACGCCTCGGGTGGTGTTCCGCCGTCAAAGCCATCGGCGTTTTAGCGCTGCAGTGGTGTTCCGCCTGGTCATTTCCAGCAAGTCAGTCCGGGATGAGAAAGCCACTCGGCGAGGCACCGTCACTGCAGATCCGGGCAGCTACTGGATTTGGGAAAGCTGCATGCGACTGCTGACAGGCTGGCAACACAAGCCTGAAGGGGCGCGGGCTTCGCCTACCGAGTTCGCGAACCTGGTCACCGGTAAGTTTCAGTCCGATCACCTATCGGTGCTTGGGCAGAGCTTTGCCATCGATCTGGATTGGGTGATCCCGGAGGAGCCGCTACCCGACCTCGAAGGCGTCGATATTTCGTACCACGTTCCGGGCGACAACCCCGAGACAACTGCAACAGACAACATCGATTTGAGGGATCTGTAATGCGCGTGATCGCCACGACAGATCCGGTGCCTATGCAGCCGGATCAATTGAATAAGCAGACCGGGTTCATTCAGCCGGAACCTGCTGAGGCGGTAGAGGTAGCAGACACCTCCTACTACCTGCGCCGTATCGCAGCCGGCGAATTGCGCATGATTGCTGACACCAAATCGCCAAGTCGCAGTGCCAAACAAACCGCCAAAGGAGTCAAGCAATGACTATCGGCTTCGACACTATTCCAGCAAGCATCCGCAAGCCGGGTGTGTACATGGAATTCAATACCAAGTTGGCCGTGCGCACGTTGCCGACTAACGCGCAAAGCATCTGTCTGATTGTGCCACTGGACGCAGGGGCCACCGCCACGGCCAATGTGCCCGGCCAGGTCTACAGCGCCGATGAAGCCCTGACCCAGTTCGGAGCCGTCGCACAGGAGATGGTTGCTGCAGCGATTGCCGCTTATCGTTACGTGGCCATCTCATGCGTCGGCGTGACCGTGACCGAAGGGCAAGAGCCCGACATCAGTGCCGCGCTGGCTTCGACTGCGATGGGCAAGTTCACCATCCTGGTGCCTGCTTGGTTCAGTCAGACTGCGCTCACGGCTCTGCGTACTCACATCAACACCTATACCGATTCGGTTGAACAACAGTCGATCCTGGGCGTCGGCGCCGTGACCTCAACCATCTCTGCGGCTACCACGCTGGCCACTGCGCTCAACTCTGGCCCAATCACCCTGGCGCTTCTGCCAGGCAGCACCTCGACTGCACGCCAGGTTGCTGCAGCGTATGCGGCAATGATCGCGTCTGAAGAAGATCCGGCCCGCCCGTTGAACACCCTGGTCCTGACCGGCATCCAGGTGCCGCCAATTGCCAGTCGATTGGGCCGCACCGAACAAGAGACTTGTTTGGCCAATGGCATCACGCCGCTGGAGGTAGGTCCGGGCGACCAGGTGCAAATTGTCCGTGCGATCAGCACTTACACGAAGAACGCCATCGGCGCGACGGACGTGTCGCTGCTCGACCTTACCACCATGCGGACGCTGTACTACTTCCGGCAGGCTTGCCGTGATCGCATCCGCCTGCGCTTTCCGAGATCCAAGCTTTCCAGCAGAACACCAGCTGCAGTGCGTAGCGAGCTGCTCGATGTTGCGAAAAAGTGCCAAGAGCTGGAGATCCTGGAAGAGGTCGAGGCCAATGCTGATGCACTTATTGTCGAGCGCTCGCAGCAAGACGTGAACCGCTTGAACGCTTCCATCCCGGCCGATGTGGTGAACGGCCTGCATGTGTTCGCCGGTCGCATCGACCTGCTCCTGTAATCCGAGGCCGCACCTATGTCAGATATCTATGTTGGACAAATCGTCCTTTCCATCAATGGTGAGGACTACGAGATCAAGAGCCTTGAGCACACGCTCAAAACAGGTCGAGTTGTCGTCAAGACCATGAACCGCAACAGGCGGCCGAAGGGCACTGCAGCCGGTGTTGAGGATTACGACCTGCGTGTGTCCGTGGCCATCCCTAAGTCCGGCGAGCCCAACTGGCGGGCCATGCTGGACGCCAAGATCACCATCGAGCCGGTAGACGGCGGCGGTGATCGAGAGACCTGGACGGGGGTTTCGCTCATTGAAATGGGCAGCAAGTACCAGCTCGAAGGCGAAGCGACCCGCGATCTGACCCTGGCCGCTCTCAACTACTACACGGAATAACGTGATGACGACTATTGATAAGCGTTGGAATGGTTTGACCGAGTCAGGTGAGCTGGCCGTTGGTGTGTATTTTGCGGGTACTCGTCACAAGCGCTTTACCTTGCGCGTGCCTATGGCGGGTGACTTGGTCGGTGCTCAGCAAGAGCATCCACAAGGCCCGCTGCAACTGATTACCGTTGATGTGTTCCGTCGTCAGCTACTGGCATTGGGCGATATTCCGGTTGATTCGCTGACAACGGAGTTGCTCCTGGACGAGCTGACTGAGTCCGATCTGGCGCTACTGGGCCAGGCCGATGAGGTCTTGGAAAAAAAGCTCGCGCCGCCGAGCGCGGTTCCAACGACTGGCGACGCATCGAGCATGCCCTTGTCCGACACGGCTACCGCTTAGATGAAATCCGGTCGATGACCCGTCCAGAGATCGAGGTTCGCCTTGATCTTCTGGTTGGTCGTAAGAAGAACACCACTCGCTATGTCAGCAAGCGCAAGGGCAAAAGAAAATGACTCCAGTCGTGTACATCAACCTTGATCTGGCCACCTTCGAAGCACTCGACGGCAGCATGCGTGGCCATCGCGCCAATGCCCTGGCATCGCCTGAGGAGAAACCGCCAATGGAGGCATTTCAGGAAGACCTGGTCATCGCGGCTGAACGTCTTGGGTTCGTCCCACCTGAGCCGGGTGTTTTCTGGATCAACATCCAGCCAGGTGGCCGAAACACATTGTGTTGGAGCACCGGCACTGAGGCCGGGCCTGCGCAGAACTGACCAAAGGCCCGGAGACGGGCCTTTCTTCTTTATATAAAGGCGTGCAGGAGTTTCAAAATGAGTTCAGATCTGCGCGTAGCGCTCCGCATTCAAGCCACGTCGGGCAATAGCCGGCGCGAGATTCAAGCCATCGAGCGGGATCTGCGTAAGGCTGGCAAAGACGGCGCCAAGGCGTTGGCCGACGAGTCTGGCAAGGCAACCAGTGCGATTAGCAAGACCGGGCAAGCCGGTGCAGCCAGTTACAGAATCATCCGCCAGGCCATGCGTGAAGCCACCACCCAAGGCAGCGGCGTGTTTCGTCAAGGCGTCTTGCAGACCACTTCCGACCTTAAGCAACTTGGCCAGGTCGGGCGCCAGGCTGCCCGTGAGACGAAAGCCGAACTGGTCCGCACTGCTCGGGAAGGTGTCGATCCTTTGCGCCAAAGCGTTGACCGTACCGAGACCAGCTTTCGGCGTCTGGCTCAGAATGGCGGTCGCAATCTGAGGCTGTTGAAAGGTCTGGCCACTGGCGTCCGTGAAGAATTCAACCGCATTAAAGGGCTCGGCACTTCGGTGCAAGGCAGGTTGGCCGGCCTTGGTGTGGGTGTCGGTGTTGCCGCAGGGCTGACTGGCAGCGCCAGGCTTGACCGGCAATTGATCCGTACCCAGCAGACTGCCGGAATGACCTCGGCTCAGCGCGATGAATGGCGTCAGGAAGGTTTTCGCATTGCGAAGGCATACGGCTTGGACCGTGCCGGTGTCGACAGTGGTTTCAATACCCTTATCGCTTCGGGTGTGAACTATGACGCCGCCAAGAAGACTGCAGACGCCATTGGCCAAACCACGGCCGTCAGCGGGGCCGACTCCGCGGTGCTGGGCAAGGCTACGGTTGCCGGTGCCAGTGCGTTCAATATCGACCTGAACAAGGCCGGCGCTGCCCTCGATCTGCTGCAGAAGATGACGGTGGCCGGTCGCCTGGGGAACGCCGAGCTGGAGAACCTGGCCGACCTGTTTCCTAAGATTGGTGGATCTGCTCAGGCAGCAGGCATGGGCCTATCTCAGGCGCTTGCATTCGTGGAGACGCTATCGACGGTCGAGATGCAGCCAGATCGCCTTGGAACACTGGCTGACTCGACGCTGCGAGTCTTCAGCGTGAAGCAATACCGGGACCAAGTCACGAAAACCAGCGGCGTGAAGTTCTTCAATGGTGACGGCAGCTCGCGCAACCCAACGGACGTTATGAGTGATCTGAAACACAAGTATGACGCCATGAAGACGGACCAGCAGCGAGCTCAGTTCATGGGGACGGTCTTCAAAAGCATGGACCAGGACACCGTTCGGGGTATGCGAATCATGCTCGGTGGTGACCGCCTCGCGACCTTCAATGAGCAGACAGCGAAGATCAGCGCTGCAGAGCCAGTGCTTAATCGCGACCTGAAGGAAAACACCGAAAGCGCCACGGCTGTGGGCAATCGCATGAAAACCACCTTGGGCGAGGCAATTGACCGGATGGCCCAACCGCTAAACAAAGGGTTTGCTCAATTCGGGAGCTACCTGCTCGATGACTTGAACTTGACCGGCGAGCAGATGCTGGGCGGCGGGCTGGCCTTGGGGGCGGGCGGTTACTACGCCGGGCGTGGTGCCAAGGCGAGTGCTGGTGCGTTGCTGAACAAGTTCATGGGAGGCCCGGAAACTCTCAAGAACATAGCCGTCGGTAAAGTCCTGGAAGAGGCTACAGGGGTCACCTCGGTCTTCGTCACCAACTGGCCTAATAATGTGGGTGGAGTTTTGCCTGACGTGTCGCCCGGGCCGGGCAAGAGTAAACCGGGCGGCGCTATCGTGCCTTGGCTCGCCCCGTTCGCGCTGGGCTTGAGCACCATGCAAATAGGCGGTGCCTCAGCTCAGCAAAGCGACGAGGATCGCCTGGCGATGGTGGCTCGTAACAAGCTGATCAACGACGATCAGCGAACCTATCAGGCGGCGTTCTACCGCAACCGGATTGACTTGGCCACCCAAAATCCCGACGCCTCATCTGAATGGCTGTCGCAAAACGCCCAGCGTCTGGCCCAAGGTCAAACCGGATTGACGGCTACAGGCACTTCTGTTGCCGGAGCCAATGGTTGGGCCTCGGGTATGGCCGCCAAGCTGGTTAATGCAGCCGTTGCTCCAATGACCCAAGATCAAGCCGGCTTGATGGCTACCGGCACCTCCAATGCCGGAGTCAATAGTTGGGCTTCGGGCATGGCCGCCAAGCTGGATAACACAGGCGCTGCGCCAACGAATACGGCCGGTTCCAATCAGGCCGCTGAACAGCGCCTGAAAGCACTCCTGGATAAGCCCCTAGTGATCGACCTGCGGTTTGACTCTGAGGCATTTCAGGCCGAGATGGAGCGACGTGTTGGCATTCAAATGAGGCGCGGATAATGAGCTGGTCAGAGACGCTGTTGGATGCCTCCTATCGGGGCGTTCCTTTAGAAGTGATTGATGAAAATCTGCAGGCGCAAAGGGCAATTGCTCAGCATGGCACGCCCTACCAAGACGGCGATTCGGTAGAAGACTTGGGGCGTGGAGCCCGAGCCTTCGCCATGCGGGTGGTGTTGTTTGGCACGAACTACGAAATAGCCCTGCAGAAGCTGCTCGCTGCCCTAGACACCATTGGACCAGGGGAGCTGGTCCACCCGATTTACGGCAGTCTCAGCGTCATAGCCTATAACTGGAGCGTTCTGCACACTGCCGACAGGCCTGATTTCGCTGAGGTATCCCTACAGTTCATCGAGCAAAAGCCCGATGAGCCTTTCTTTACCCGTCAGTTCGTCTTTGTTGATGAGGCGAGCTTGATGTTGGGCGACGAGTATTCATGGCAGGACGGCCTGTTTGACCTGTTGGCCAGTGTGGACTCCCTGGTCGCCGACGTGCAGGGTTGGATCGGTGGTGGCTGGACCGGCTTGCTCGAAAGGGTTCTTGGTCTGCCCGGCATCGGCTTGCGCCTTGAACAACTACGTTCACAGATCATGGGCGTAGTATCGGGCGTGAACTCAATGGTTAAGGGTAGCCCGAGTTCAGCTTTTGACCCGTTGGTGAATCTGGCACAAACCCCTACTGAAATCAGAAGCGCGATCCAGGACAGTACCCCCAACAGCTCAAGTGAACTGTTGGCGCGTGACGGTGTGCCCGCCGCCATACCTGGTGCATCCAGCCTGACCGGCGAAGCTGGGAATGCTGGAGCATCCTTGCTGGACAAGGGCAGGCGCCATCGGATGAGGCCCTGCCAGAAGTAATGCCTGCCGATCCACTGGCGGCATCGGGAATGGCATTGGTTGTCCTGGTCATCACTGAGCTTGCCCTGTCACATGCTCAGGCGGTCTCGGTTGTAATCGAGGCCGAGTCCGTAACCCCAACGTTGAGCCCGGATGAACTGGAAAGTCTGGTTAACCTGGTTCGCTCTCTGGTCCAGTCGGCAATCCTGCTGCAGCGTCGTCTCTACGGCATCGAGGACGCGTTGCCAGTCATTGAATCACTACGGAACATCGCCCACCTGGTTCAAGCCCGTGCTCGCTCCGTCATTTTGCAGAGCCCGCCCTTGATCCTGCGTACCGTCCAAACCCCCAGCAGCCTCCGTCTTTTGGCATTCCGCTGGTACGCCGATCATTCGCGGGCAGCGGAGCTGCTCAGGCTTAATCCGGGACTGACTCGGCCTTACAGTATTCCTGCAGGAGAAGTGCTGCGTGCCTACGCCAAATGAAGCCATTACCTTGACCATTGGTGGGCTGGCCCATGCAACGTGGGACGGCTGGTCAGTTGAATCGGATCTGCTGACTCCTTCCGATGCCTTTGAGATGGAGCTGTATACCCGCGAGACAGCGCAACTGCCAAACGTTCTGGTCGAAGGTGCGCCGTGCATCCTCACTCTAGGCGGCGACCGCGTATTGACGGGGCAGATCGATGAGTTTGAGCACGATATTTCGCGCCAAGGAATTGCCATCCGTATCAACGGCCGTGACGGTGCAGCGCCTCTAGTGGACTGTTCCTGTCCATTTGTGGCGATGCGTGAGGCTTCGTTGGCAGACATCGTCAGTCAGGTAGTCAAGCCCCTGGGCGTGAGCAAAGTCGAGATCAGGGCCGCGTCGGCAAAGACGCGGCGGCGCATCCAGATTGAGCCTGGTCAGTCAGCATGGGAGGCACTACTGCAGGTGGCTGAGGCGAATGGTCTATGGCCATGGTTTGAGCCGGATGGTCGGTTGGTGATCGGCGGCCCCGACTACACCAGTGCGCCTGTGCATACGCTGGTGATGAATCTGAACGGTCAAGGCAACAACGTTGAGCGGCTATCCGTTAATCGCTCCATCGCTAATCGGTACAGCCAGATCACTGTCCTGGGGCAACACGGTCAGTATGACAATGACGTCTACGATACGACGCGTTCTCACCTGCGGTCGGTGATCCAGGACGAGGTGCTGGCAAAGCGCGGGATCTTCCGGCCGAAGGTCGTCATTGACAGCTCTAGCGAGAGCCAGGACATGGCTACCACCCGTGCCCGTAAGCTGCTGGCCGACAGCCGTTTGGAAGGGTTCGAGATTCGAGCAGTGGTCAAAGGGCATCGCACGGCCAACGGCAAGGTATGGGCCCCTGGTCAACGCGTCCAGGTGCGAAGCGAGCCGCATGGTCTGGATGCCACGTTCTTTCTTATGTCGCGCACCCTTCGCCTGACCCGTGGCTCTGGCGCGATAACCGAGCTGCGCCTGCGTGAAGACAAGATGTGGGTTCTAGACGGCAACCCCGCGAAGAAGCACAAGGGCAAGTCCAACCAGGACTCCGCGTTCATCGAGCTGATTAAGGGGTTATGACAATGTCGATGACGCGAATGATGCGCGAGCAAGCGAGTCGAGAGAGGCAGCAATTTCGCCAGGCCTTTCGCGCCGTGGCAGCCCGTAATAAGCATGGAAAGCTCATTGGGGTTGATATGCAAGGTCTTGCCGGGGAGACAGTCTCGGGTGAGCTGTTCCAGCACTACGGCTTCACCTCGGCGCCTCTGGCCGGTGCCGAATACATCGCTATACCGGTCGGTGGCAACAGCAAGCACACCGTTGTAGTGGCCAGCGAAGATGGGCGCTATAGGGTTACGCTCAAGGATGGTGAAGTGGCTTTGTACAGCGACGAAGGCGATTACGTTCACCTCAAGCGCGGTCGGGTGGTCGAGGTGGTAACGGAAACGCTCCTGGTCAAAGCCGGGAAAATGGTTCGTTTCGAAACGCCGCTGATGGAGGCGACAGGCGACGTCAAGGTGGGCGGCAACGTCAAGGCTGACGGTGAGGTTGCCGATCATACGCGCACCATGCAAGAAGACCGCGAACTCTACAACGCCCACGCCCATCCGGACGGGCCGGTACCGAAGCCCCAACAATAGAAGCCAGTGGGTTTCTTGCATATGCAAGAAACCCACTGGCTTCACGCGCGCGAGCAATCTGCCTGCTATGGACGCAGGCATAAACCCCACCACTGGCGATTTGACGGGTCAGCGCATCACGACGCTGGCGAATGCCGTTTATCTACGCCTCATGACTCCCCTCGGAAGCTACTGGGCCGCGCCCGAACTCGGTTCGCGTCTGCATGAACTGAAGCGGGAGAAGGACAAGGCCCGCGTGAGCAGCCTTGCCATCCAATACGCCCAAGACGCGTTGAAAGCCTTGATCGATGACGGTCGAGCGACCTCTATCGACATTACGGCAGAGCGCGCTGGTGACGGCTGGTTGAAGCTGCTGGTCGAGGTTTATACCCCGGCTGGCAGGCAGACTTTTGAACATCTCGCGAGCGTAATCTGATGCCCTACGACGCTCCCAAATTCGATTCCATTCGTGCCCGCGCCTTGCGGGAAATTCGTTCGCTTGCGGCGGACGCTGACATTACCAGCGACAGCGATAACTTCGTTCGTGCCAGCTCGACGTCGGCCATTGCCGAGGGCATTCACCAGCAAGGTGCATGGACCGCTCGCCAGATATTTCCCGATACGGCCGACGCTGACGAACTGAAGAAGCATGCCGCCACTCGTGGTGTGTACGCAAAGTCAGCCACCGTGGCTGGCAGCTCAATTGCCGTTACAGGCAGCCCGGGTGTTTCGTTGCCGGCGGGCTATCAGGTACGACTCATCGCAACAGGGACCGTCTTGTTCACCACGGCCGTTGTGACAATGGGGCCTGACGGCACGGCCATCGCGCCCGTTTCGACAGTCGAGACAGGCGCCGCGCTTAATGGTCTTGAGGGTTCTGCGGTCCTGACCGGACCACCCCTCGGGATCGATAGCGCGTGCACTCTGGCTGTGTTGGTTGGTGGCACTGATGATGAGAGGCCGGAGAGCCTGCTTGGCCGTTACCTTGACGTGCTTCGCTTTCCCCCGAGCGGGGGATCAATTGCAGATTATCGCCGCTGGGCATTGTCCGTGGATGGCGTCTCGACCGCCTTAATCATTCCCAAGCGTCGTGGCGGAAACTCAATTGACGTGGTGATTACGTCTGGAGGTAGCCCGTCCTCTGCAGGCGTCATTGCGGCGTGCCAGGCATACATCGAAACAGTCGGTCCGGCCGGGGCAGATATATGGGTATTCACACCCGCTGTCATTACCGTGGATCTGCAGGTACGACTCAAGCTTCAGACTGGGTTCGCCTTGGACGATCTGCAAGTACCGGTAGAGTCTGCTGCTGCAGGAGTGATCAATCCGTTAGTCCCTCTGGAAACTCTTTATATCCTTCGCCTAACAGCAGCATTCAGCAGCTTGGCCGGGGTTATCGATCTGCAATTAATCACTCCTTCAAACAATGTTTCAGCTACCGATGATCCGGCAATAGTTAATTGGATTCGACTTGGAGCAGTCATTTTGGAACCGATGGCATGAGTGACGTATTGATTGAGCAACTCCAGGCCTTGCTACCGCCCGTGTCATACGACCCAAATGGCACGAACTTGAAGGCTCAGTTAGCCGGTGATGCTGTGGTTTTAGGTGATGCTTTAGCAGGCCTTGAGGCAGTTGAGAAGGCAATTTTTCCAGAAACAGCTGGTGAGTTTATTGCTGATTGGGAACGGATCTATGGTTTGACTCCTGGCAGCGATGCCTCTCAGGAAGATCGGGTGCAGGCCGTTATCGCCGCTATGGGAGATCTTGGGGGTCAGTCAATTCCGTACTTTATTCGTTTGGCATCTTTATTCGGCGTTCTAGCCACTATCGAGAAATTCAAAGTTCCGGTCGTAGGTCTATTGAGCACGGGTGATCCGATTTTTTCCGGTGATTGGCCGTACATCTGGAGAGTGAATTCTCCTCTATCTGCTTTTATCAATTATCCGATGGAAACGCGAATGACTGAGCGCCGTCCGGCAAACACCGAAGTGATTTTTGGTTATGGCCAAGAGATCGCTACGGCCCTTTCGAGCGCGGTGGATCAGCTATTCAACGTAGTGCATTACGTAATTCCAAATGAGTACAACCAATGAGTGAAGTCCCGACTATCCAGGATCTGCTTGCTTATGCAGCGGACTTTTCAACCGCCGCCGCGCAGGCCTTGGCGGCGTCTGGAGTGCAGAGACAAATTGCCAACGGCAATGAGTCGACTGACGTTCAAACGGAATCAGGTCCTGTGCCTTCCCTTGCAAAGCAGGCGGTGCAAGCCCAAGCGAAAGTTACCGCAGTCCTCCAAGATGCGGCATCCCAGCTAGTTGGTGCCACGACATGGCCAACCATTGCGATTGGCCTGCAAAAAACAGTGAACGGTGGTTATTTCACTGTTCCGAGTCCTGACTCTGATCAATACCGGATTTCCTACCAGAACGTCGGTGGTGTAGCGGTATACGACAGTACTTACCCGAGTGCCGCGTTGGTCAACACGCTGGCTACCGACCCACAGCGACCAAGAAGTTCGACCGTTACAGGTTTGGACGAGCCGCTGCTTGTGGCTATCATGGATGCCATGAGTAAACGAACCTGGTTAGAAGCAAGAGCCACCGATGGCGGCCCATCAGCGTGGGCAGTCAATCTTTTGCGCACGGCTTTGGGAACCCTGGTCGGTGGTTTTCCTGGCATGTTGATGGCTATCACCGACGCTAATGGTGTCCTGACAGATTTGGCAGTGCGCGACACCGATGGACAGGTTCCGGATTATGTTATTGAGCGTTGGGCGGCGCGAATCCAGCCGCTGCTGAATTTTGTGTTGCCCAACGCGCCTATGTTCATGCTGCCAGACGTGCGAGGAACTAACTCCACACTGCTTGGCAGCGACAGTTATGTTCGCGACGGGGAAGTGCTGCCGGTGCTACCGAACATGCAGCAATGGGCGGGCTGGGGTTCATCCACGATCGCACAGTTCAGCGAACTGACCGCGCTCGCGGCTGAGTTCGGCGCCAGCTATTACAACGGCGGGCAGGGTAGCGAATCATCGACGCACGGGGCGGCTCGATTGGGCGCTGTTCCGGCGCTGCTTACCGTGGCCGGGGGCGTGATCCCGGCCGGGGCCGGCAGTGCGATTGCGGTGAGCTGCAGCAATGTCGCCGCCGCGTCCTACTTCCGCGCCACTGATGGCTATCTCAACGGCGTTAAAGGCCAGTTGACGGCATCGGATACGACTTTCACGTTCACCCGCTCCGAGGCTGGCGCGGCGGTTACCACGGTCGGCGAGCTGCCGTTTATTCCGGTTGATGGGCCTCTGCATCGGGCCGACGTGACGTTTTTGAACCTGGGCAAAAACGACATCCAGCTGAATATGTCCCCCACAGATGTCATCAAGCGTATTGATGTCTCCTTTGACTGGATGGCTCCGCTGGTCAAGCGAGTGATCGTTATTGGGCAGTTCTCCAACGTCGGTACCGCTTCGGGCTCTACGAACATGACTAGTTTGGCTCAGATCAATACGCATTGCCGGCAGCGCTATGGCCGCCAGTTCTTCGATCTTGGCGCTTATCTGGCGGGCTCACAGGTGTGGATCGACACCGGCCTCACGCCCAACGCGGAGGATCTTGCACAGCAGGCGCTGGGCAATATTCCGCCTTCGCTGACTTCCGATAATGTCGCGCACATGAATTCAACGGCGCGCGCCGCCGTGGCCCTGAAGCTCAAGGCCATGATCGTCTCGCTCGGCTGGTACTAACTCAATTTTTATAAGGTGGTCACTATGCAAGCTCTGATTCTTAAAGCACCGGGCGCGTTGTCGAGCCCTATCGCCGGTACGCCGGTGATCCCGGACCTAACCCGTGATGTGCTGTTGGAATATAACGCCGAGTTTTTGACCCAAGCAGACGGCACGGACGTGACGCTGTGGGCTAGCGCCGCAGGCAGTTGGGGCGCCAGTGCCAACCTGGCGTATGCCTCGGCAGTGCGCCCAAAGTTCGCCCTGAATGGCTTTAGCGTGGGTCATCCGTCGGTGAAGTTTTCGCGGGAGGCGCTCAATGTGCTCAGAACGAGCTCGTCCGTGCCGCTGGCGCCGGTGATGAGCACGCCGATCACCGTGTCGGCGCTGGTGAAATTCAATGCCGCCAGTGACGGGGTGGCGGCCACGATTTTTTCTAGCCGTGATTCGGCGCCGAACAAATACATCTATTGCCGCCGGGAGATCAGCGGGCGCCTGAGCATGGGGGGCGGGGTAAACCAGGAGCTGCTAGGTCCGGTCGTTTCGTCCGGCGTCTGGATGGTTGTCACCTGCGTGTTTGATGGTGCGAACTCGAAGCTTTTTGTCGACAAGGTTAAAACCTCAGGGACGTGCTCTGCCTCAACGTGGGATGGGGTCACAGTTGGCGCCAACGCGATCGCCACCAACAACATCGACGGTGATATTGCAGCCCTGAAGGCGTACAGCCGCGCGCTTAGTGATGCTGAGGTTCTTATGCTGCGTGAGTCTTGGCTAACTGCGCGTGGGTTGGTGGCGTGAACATCATAGCGGTGAAGGCGCCTTTACTTGCAGGTGGGATCAATGGATAGAATTTCAGCGTTTACCGATATGTGCACCCCAGCAGGGCTGTTCCGCTATGGAACAGTGGCTGGTGGAATTCCTCCTACCCCGGTCAGGGCTGAATGGTTGAACCTTCTCCAGGAGGAGCTTTGTCACTTCATCTTGGATCATCTCCCTGCGCTAGATGCAGATGACAACACTCAGCTACTAAAGGCCGCCAGGGCTCTGGTTTCAAATCTAGCGGTGAAAGCTAATTCCTTGGCCGGCTACGGCATCGCTGATGCCTACACCAAAAACCAGACCGATTTTTTGCTGTCCAGCAAAGCCAATTGGTCTATCACGTTGGCGGGGTATGGGATTACCGATGCCTACACCCAAACCGCTACCAACGCGTTGCTGGCGGGTAAAGCCAACAACGCCAGCACGCTGGGTGGCTACGGCATCAGCGATGCCTACACCAAGCCGGAGGTCGATTGGTTGCTGTCCCAAAAAGCCAATTGGGCCATCACATTGGCGGGGTATGGCATCACCGATGCCTACACCCAAACCGCCACCAACACGTTGCTGGCGGACAAAGCCAACAACGCCACCACGCTGGGTGGCTATGGCATCACCGATGCCTACACCAAGGCGACGATCGATGCGGCCTTGGCGGGTCTTTGGAACGATGGCAATGCCACGCCCAAAGCCATCCTTGCCCAAGCCTCGGCCGCGGTCGGTGCGCCCGGCACCTATGCGCTGATGACCAACCGTAGCGGCGGGGCGCTCAGTGCAGGTCAAGTCGTCGCCGGCGTCAGTCTGACCTACGCCAACACCGAAGACGTCGTGGAAAACGGCGGCGCGGCGTCGGGCACCTGGCGTTGCATGGGCTTCGCGGCTGCGAACCCGAACGACCAAGGCACCACCCTTTTCTTAAGGATCTTTTAAATGCTGACTGTGGAATCTGCCCGCGAGCCCAGCTGGAACGTCGACCGCACCGCCATCACCCTGCTGGTGGTGTTCGAGGAGCATGCCGCCTTGGGTGCCATTCCGTTCACTGCCTCGCCCGGCGATAGCGAAGCGTATGGTCGCGAGCTGTTTACGCGCGCCGTGGCGCTGGAGTTCGGGCCGATCCTAGAGCCGGAGACGCCTGCACTGGTGCAGGCCGCGCTGCTGACTCGGGCGCGCCTGAGCGCCGTGGCGACCTCGACCATCAACACGCTGCAGTCCGCGCTCGACATCTTGCAGGATGCCGTGCGCCTGGGCTTGGCGACTGACCAGGAGGCGGCGGAGCTTCCGCTCAAACAGGCAGAGCTTGATGCGTGGTGCACCTACCGCGTTCACCTATCGCGGCTAGAGGTACAACCAGGTTTTCCAGCGGCTATCGAATGGCCCGAAATACCGACTGCGCCTTTCGAGCTAGTTGGTTAGTGGCAACGTCAGTGCGCGCTAGGGGTGCCAAATCTAGCGCTAATAGATAAGCCTTAGCGGCGGGGCGGCGGTGCCAAATGCCTCGTTATGCGGTGCCAAATCCGGCGCGCGCTTACACCAAGGCATGCACGCATCAGCCGAACACTCTATTTTTACCGGGCAGGATTAACAAAACATTACACTGCACAGTGTAGTTTCTAGGTTGCATCAAGGCCGATCACAAGTAAACTAC